ACTTACACCAGACATGCTATCAAAATTATCATAAACAAAACTTCCAACATTTAGCCATTCCTTTTCTTTTACACTCACAGTAATAGATGGCTTATGTTCACACCAATGACTAGCATACATTTTCCACAAAGTTAAATGCTGAATAGCCGATATATCTTTTCTTGTTACTGCTCCAGTAGGAGCTTTCATGGGAAATAAAAATACAGCAGTGCTATCCGCTTTTCCTATTAAATCTTCATATGGAAATTTTTGATCAATAAGAAACTGTGTCAGTGGGTCTTTCTTGTCTGCTCTAATAGTACGAATGTAGTACTCGTTATGTCTGGGATGAATGCCACTTGCTGCATTTACAAGTTGGCTAACCGTACCAGAAGGCTTGACACAGGTAATAGCAGCAGAAGGCTCTATGCCCAAAAGCTTTGCCCACTTTTTGTTTGTATTCAAAGCAGTAAGTCTAAGTTGGTTTAGCAACGTAGGCAAATCAGGATTATCTACATCGGACAGAAGGATGTTGTCCAAAATGCCAGTTAGAGATACACCAAGCAATCTTTCTTCTTCTGTATTGTGTGTCCACTGCTTACTAATTCCTTTAAAATCAGTAAAACAAGATTGAATTGTACCTAAAATAGTAGCCAGTTCTACCTTTCGCTCTAGTGTATCTGGTGTATCTTCTTCTCTAACTACTACCTCTGATAGATTACAAAACTGCTTTGGTCTAAGAATAATTTCGCTACATGGATTAGTACCATATTCTATGTCTTCCTCTCTACGACCGTACTTGGCAGCTTGTTTCTGTGCAGCTTCACGATTGAAGATGCCCCGTTCACCAGACTTGCTTTCATACAAAGCCGTCCACTCTCGCATAAACGACCCCATATCTGCCGATCCATCGGTATAGCATACAGAGTTGTTGGCTAGAGTGCGATGAGGTTCCGTCTTCCACCACTCACCAGACTTGGCATGTCTCATGCGGTCATCCGAGAGATTAGACAGGCTAATAAGAGCAGACCTGCGTACTCCACCTACCACAACCACATCTGCAATCTTGCACATAAGATCGTGGCATTCGATACTAGTCAACTTTCGCCCACAAGCTCCCTTAAAACAATTGATTGTAAATGTAAATAGGTTAACCAAAGGAGCAGGACCACTAGCCCTGCCACCAAACACTTTTAGTTTTGCTCCTTCTGGCCGTACTCGTGACATATCCCACTGAGGAACCATACCGGCATAAAGCAGATTAATTAGTTCTTTGTAACTACGATGCCATCCTTCTTTGCTATCCTGCACAATAATAGTTGTTTCACTATCTTCAAATTCATCTGGCAACTTAGGTAGCTGAGACACAAACTGACGTTCGACAGAGAAACCTACACCAGTGCCGTGCATAAGAATGTATAAGCATTCATCAAAAGCTCGTGGACTAGCCACAGGCAAGTAGGAACAGTTGTAGGCAGCAATATGATTGCGCTCAAGTGCAGGACCAGCAGTCATCATGGCTCGCATTGAAGGCATAACTTTTAGGGTAGTAATAGCTACATATAAATCCGTGTACATTTCTTTAGTAAGAGTGTAGTTATGCTTGTCTCTTATATAGTCCCTATAAAAATTCAACAAACGAGTTACCGTTTCCTGCCATGTTTCTCTTCGTTGTTGTTCTTCATTCCACCTCGCATAGCGAGACATGGCAATAATATTTTGGTAGTCGCTCATTAAATTAGTCATTCAATTGTCCTCCAGTGCATTTTACGTTTAGGCGTACAAGATTTGTACCATCAAGATGTTCTACCAGTTCTTCTATCATATCTTTAAGTTCTTCTGTTGGATCGCCATCAACAGGCATAGGAAATTCCTCAGAACTAATGCTTAGTAGCATGTTTACTCGTGCTTTTACTATCATATTACTCTACGCTTTCTATTAACCTGTTCAAATACCAAGCAGCCTTTTTCAAGTCTTCTATTTTGTTTTTGTAATTTTCTCTCCATGTATATTTTAAAACATTTCCTTTTATATATCCTTTAAATTCCTCTTCTGTCAGTGCTGCCTCAATCGCCATTATACATTCAATACCATGTCTATTATAATGGGGTGGACTGTTGACCATATCAACCATCATGCATTACCTTTCGTGTCGGTATCCAAAGTTAGTAGTCTATCTGTAAGGGGTTCTTCCTCTGGTGTAGGCAGAATCATATTGTTTTGAGCATATGTCCTAATAAGGTCACGAATAAAAGCGTTTTCTTCCATAGCAGGAATAGACGCTGCGGCAAAGTTACATAACATAATCATATTGTTAAACTCATTTTCTGTTAATGTAGTTTCTTTGGCATTTGTTACTATGGAAACTTGTACCTCTCCTGTCCAACTTCCCTCCTCCAAAGTAATATCTTCCTCCTCTCTTACTGGCCTTACTATAATGACAAAGTCGTCGGGTGTCAAGTGATTATGTATATTCTGCATCTAGTGTTCCTCTAACTTCAATTAATTTAGAAGGCATTAAAATAAGTTCTTCTTTTAACCAAGATTTTGGTATAACTCTGTCACAAAATACAATGTCTTTCTTTTCGCACCAACCTCCGTATGTAGTCTGCGATCCTTTCCTTATTTTTCTTTTGCTATTTTCAAATAGTATACGTATATCCAAATCAGCATGCTGCCTTTTTATCTCTACATGTTTACGACGATCTGCAGTAGTCCAAAATCCTTTTGCTTCTATTATTATTCCATTGTCAAGAACAAAGTCCGGTGTGTAGGATCGTATAGAAAAATCTACCCATTTTATTTTAATGGTTTCATACCTTACCTCATGCCTAGCATGTTTAATTTGCTTTGCAACAATTTGCTCCAGACCCGACCGAAAGCCATTTGCTCTAGCTTTACGGAAACCCTCCTTATGATACATATAACTGTTTTATTTTTAAATTGTAACAATCCGCTCTTACAGTATAGTTGTTACTGGTATCTACATCTCCCTTTTTCATGAATACAGCCTTTTCAAAATACTCCTTTTTGTCCATACAACCCAAGTACCACCCAACAGTAAAATCATTTTTCACCCTAACAAAAGCATAAGTATCACATGCTTGTTTGGTATTATACTTTGCTACGCTGCAATCATAGTCGGGAAGAGGCGCTACTGAAGTTTGTTTGGTTTTAACATCTACCTTTTTGCCATTGGGCAGTACAATATCATGAGAATAGTCATTATCCCATGTACCCCCCAAACATTCAAGAGCTACTTGCTCTCCTATAAACCCTGCTATATTTCCCTTTCCCTTTAAAATAGAGTTTTGTAATTTGCCCATTTCTTCGGCCTTACAACGAGCTTTGTCAATCATATCTAGAGATATTTTAATTTCTTTCATGGTAAAACTCCTCTTTACATGGATATGTAGTTAACAATAGGCTTATTTTTTGCCTTACTAACTGTTGAAGCTTGCTCAGTTAATCTATCTCCCCAACAAGCATGTCTAAAGTTACAAAATTTGCATTGTGTATTTAGTACATGCCTCCCAGTTTCCTTTCTATGAAAAGTTTCTTTAACAGGAGAAAAACACCTAACAAATTTACCATTAGACACTTCTTCAACTGTCTTTTCTAGTTTCTTAATAACTACATCTGGATCACTGGTGTACTTAATGTACTTAAATTCACCAGAAGAATGGTTTACGACCCACCAACCTCCAGCCTCTACACCTTTTCCTTTAGCATATATAGTTAATTGTCCTACATAGCCAAAGGGATCACTATTTTCAATACTTTCTCCATCAATCCATTTGTTTTTGTAACTCCAAGGACTTGTAGATTTAATATCGTCCACTTTATTGTCCAACACTAAATCATATTCCCCTTTAATTTTTTCACCAGCTATTTCTGTTTCTACCTTTTCTGGTTCTTCAAACACAGCACCAGCTTCTTTCAGGATGCCTTTAAATACTGCTTCAGTGATATCCCCAATCATCATACGCACTAAAAAATGCGAAGGAGGTGGAATGGCTTCCTCTGGTTTGTGCTTTTGAAACCAGAGTTGACAAGAGGCTTTGCCTATATTGCTTGCCCGTAAGCGAAAGTCTTTTCTAGACTCCCCAGTTTTAAATTGCTTACGCACTGCCTGTTCCACATGCTTCACTATTCCCTGTATGTTTTCCTCAGACATCGTAGTTAGCCCCTGACGAGCTTCATCAAGGTAGGAATGAACAAGAAGTTCTGCAGGATGTTCCATCTATTACCCCTCTTCCACTGTAATAAAGCCTTCGACAATATCTATTTCTTCATCGGACAATGGGTTAGTATTTGCATTTTTATCATAGGATTCTTTAATGTACTTATTATACTTGTTAACCCATGCTTGAAACTTGAGCAGCATTTCATTGTCATCTGGTTGAACAAGCTTAACTTGTTTTGTTAGCTCAACCTTATAAACAGGCTGGTACAACATATTACCATTCACCATAGGAGCACCATCTGTGGACAAAGAAATCATATGTTGTGGAAATAGCCTACCTGCTTCACGATACTTTGATAGTGCTTCTCCCATAATCTTGAAAGCAGTATTATTTTCAATTTCCCATATCACAGGAATAGCTTCACCATCTGTTTCTACATTTTCTCCTTCTCCGTTTGTGACTTCTCCTTCTTCCAGAGTAACTGTACCAAAAATAGTCCTGACTCGTTTGACTGACGTTATAAGATTTCGAGTAGCTTCTGGAAGAGCCTTCCAATCTTCTACGTATCCAGATGGCCTACCACAGTTAAATCCTCCAGACTCATCAATCAAATCCGATGAATTAAATGCCTTGTAGTCATGAGTAAAAATAGACTTTACATACTTACCCTTTCGCCCATCATTATCGGGAGTTGAATACGGCAACCAACGATTGTATCGGAAGCGTTGTAGAAAGGGTCGAAACTTTATTTTTTCACAATAGCTAAACTTACCTGCGCCTTGATCGAGCCGGTACGTTCCCCCCGGAACTACCTCCATTTGCCGTTTCTTTCCTTCCTTGTCAATTGTTGCCATAACAGGTCGATTCCAAATACGAAGACGGCACAGTGCATCGGAAGAACGAGAGGGCGTAGAAGCTGTGTCTTCGATACCCATGATTGCTGCAACCATATCGTAATTAGTATTGTCCATAGTAACTAGTTCTGATTCCATTATGTATTCCCTTTCCATTTAAAATGAGTTACCCATTATATGGGTTTAACTGTTTTTGTCAAGTGTATTCTTCTAAATCCATCCAGTTTTTTCCTATTTTACATTCCATGATAAGTGGCACATCAAAATCTACCTGAAACTTAGCAAGGAACTGCGGTCTGATGTCCTTTTCTGCTTCAGAAATACATGCTTTAACTTCCCCCTCTTCATTTGGATATGTATCTATAACTATACTGTCATGGACACTGTTTACAATCAGGCTTTTAAGATTTCTATTTCTCATTTCCTTCTCTACCAAAAGGAGAGTCATCTGTACAACATCGGTAGATATGGATTGTACTGGATAGTTTTTCACTGCTGTAAAATACGTTATGGTTCCTCCTTGTCTGCGCTCTGCATTAGGAAAGGCAAACTGTCTACCTGTAGGTGTAGTAACCATTCCTGTAGACATAACTTCGTTAGCTAACTTTGTATGCCACTTAGCTATGCCGTAGTATTTATCAGTAAATTGCTGGTAGTACGCTGCCTCTGCAGTTGTTCTTCCAAAGCCTGTAGCACCAAACAAAGGTGCAAAGGTATGTGCTTTTGCCTCTTGACGTGCCATAGGTTGACCAGAGTCACTGATAACTTCTGCTGTGTAACTATGAACGTCAAACCCAGTGTCTATTTCTTTTCTGGCCACTTCATCTTCACCTAAAAACGCTGCTGCTCTAAATTCAAGTTGA